ACGAATAATCTCAATCTTACAAAACCAATTTATACTGACAAAAACCATTACACAAGTACAAAGGGTAGTCCAAATGGACCAGCCACTGTATCTGCGTTATGGGGTGCACGTTACCTAAATTCATCACAATTGCAATGAATTTTAGGGATTGTTAACAAGGACTATTGAAAATCAATTATTACATTGAGATTCCTTAGTATAGTTAACAGTATTGTGAATCCTGAAAAGGTTCCACAAGATAAAATGCACACTGGTAAATTGTCAATAGTCAAAGACCCAGAGTTAAAGTTAAGAATTATTGCTATGGTTGATTACCAAAGTCAATTTGTTCTTAAACCTATTCATGAAGGACTACTTGATTTATTAAGTAGTATCCCTAATGATAGAACCTTTACTCAGGATCCTTTTCATAATTGGTCTGAAGATGTTAAAGAAAACTTCTACAGCTTAGACTTAAGTGCCGCTACTGATAGATTCCCAATTAAATTACAAAAAAAGCTATTATCATATATATATAATGATGCTTATTTTGCAAATAACTGGGCTAACCTCTTATCTAATAGAGAATTCTTTTCTAAGGAATTGAACTCAACTCTTAGATATAGTGTAGGTCAGCCCATGGGGGCCTATAGTAGTTGAGCAGCCTTTACCATCACTCATCATCTGGTAGTTAATTATGCTGCATTTTGTTGCGGTATAACTAACTTTAATGATTACATTATACTTGGCGATGATATTGTTATAAAAAACAATAAAGTTGCTCAAAAGTATAAAGCAATCATGACCCGATTAGGAGTTGACATCAGCTTACCAAAAACACATGTATCAAAAGATACTTATGAATTTGCTAAGAGATGGATCAAAGATGGTAAAGAGATCACTGGAATTCCACTTAGAGGTATATTAAATAATTTTAATAATCCTAAAATAGTTCTTTTAGAATTAATGGATTATTTAAAAAGATATGCCCTTTGTCGATATTCTGCTCTAGACTTAGCCTGTTTGTTATATAACAAAATTCCATTTAAAAAGAAGAGAATTTACACTTCTTATAAAATGAGAAAATTATTATATGACTTTAACCAAGCTATCAGATATACCTTCAATCTGTGTACATTGGATGAACTTCGTTCATACTTTGCACATAAATTTAAGAATAGTGAGATAGTAGTGCCAGGTGATAAGTGAATTCTTTTATATAT